ATGGTATGAACGGTGCAATAGTGGGCAGTGTATAACTGCGTGGCAAGAGAGCCGTCGGAGCGGGACGCTTTACAGTGAAGTGATGCGGAGTTATTACGAGCATCGGCGGTCGGTAGCGAGTGAGGTAATGGCGGCGATCATGCGTGATGATGGAAAGGAGCTGGATTCCAGCCTGCGCTGGAATGACGGTGGTTTTGAGGGTGGTGGCGAAGAAGAGACGGAGCAAGCCGGTACGAATCCGGTGGGGATAGATTATCCAGATAGCCATAGGGCTAATCAGAGCACCGAAGCGGGCGAACTGCGGTTCGCCCCTGGAGGTGAAGGTGACCCGGTGGACGAGCGGTCAAGTCACCTGCCTTTCACGCAGGGGATCACGGGTTCAAATCCCGTCCGGGTTACCAAGTTTCACGCAGATAACGCAGATAAAAGCGGGGATGTCGCAGATGATAGGGCGCTGAGGGAGAGCGCTCCTACAAACGGACAAGCGGTGCTTATGCAACGGACCTGCGGTGAAAAGGGTGCATTGGAAAGCGCCCCTACGGAGGAGGAGCGGGGTTTGGATCTGCGGCCGAGGCGGGCGGAGGTGCCGGAGCGTTACCGGGCGGTGGTGGAGTCACGGGTCGCGGTGGTGAGCGAGGTGTCCGGCTTGAAAGGTGCGGAATTGCGGAAGTGGGTGGAATTGTATAATTTGGGCATGATCAGCGGGGGGACTCTGAAAGTGACGGGTCAGTTGGCGGTGCGGACGGTGTATCGATGGGTGAAGCAGTACCAGGATGATGGAGCGGAGGCGTTGGTGCCGGGTTATGAGAAGGGTAGCGGGGGTCGTAAGATCCCGGTGGAGGATCAGAATAAACTATTGGCGCTGCTGCTGCATCCGAACCGGGTGCGGGTGGCGACGGCGGTGAACGTGATTGCGGACTGGTACCGGATTCACCGGCGAGAGATGACGTATAGCGTTAAGACGGCGGTGCGGTGGTGCGAGGACTGGCGGAAGGAGCATCTGGCGCAGTGGACACTGGCGCGGGGCGGAGTGAAGCAATTCCAGGAGACGATCAACAAGACGATCCTCCGGGACTGGAATCTGGTGGAAGTCGGCGATGCGTGGATGAGCGACGGTCACACGATAGAGGTGATGATCATTGACCCACGGGACGGGAAGGCGCGGAAGCACGAGATTGTGGTGTGGTTTGATTGCCGGAGCCGGATGCCGGTGGGTGCGAGCATCAATATCACGGAGAATACGGAAGGGATACAGATCGCGTTTCGGAATGCGGCGTTGTGGACGGGGTATGTGCCGTTGGCGGTGTATATCGATAACGGCAAGGCGTATGTGAGCAAGTATTTTACGGGTGAGAACCGCGGCAAGGGGCGGAAGGGATTAACCACGGAAGGCACGGAGAAGCAGGGAAAAGAACTGGATCCCAGCCTACGCTGGGATAACAACGGTAATAGGGCGCTGAGGGAAAGCGCCCCTACGGGCGGGCAAGCGGTGTTTATGCAACGGATCGGTGGAGCCGATGTGAGCGCAGAGGATATAGATATGGCGATGGTGGGGGTTTATGGACGGTTGGGGGTCAAGGTGATCAACAGCATGCCGTATAATGCGAAGGCGAAGCATTTGGAGCGCTGGTGGCAGAGTTTACAGGAAGAGGTGGAGCGGTTCATGACGGGTTGGACGGGGTCGAATCCGGGGGATAAGCCGGCGACGATGTTGCGTAATGAGAAGTATATGCAGCAGCGGTATCCGCATAAGGCGGTGACGGTGGAGCAGTTTAAGGTGATCTTTGAGCACTGGGCGGTGGAGCGGTATGGCAAGCGGGCGCACCGGGGCTTGGGGGGACGGACGCCGTTGGAAGTGTTTATCGAGGGTAGTGAGCGGATCGATGAGAGCCGGCGGATCAGTGCGGATCAATTGAATTTTATGATGTTAGCGATAGATAAGAAGCGGGTGACGAACCAGGGGATCCGGGTGAACGGTTTGCTTTACTGGGACGTGGCGTTAGTGCATCAGGTGAAGAGTGATGTGCGGGTGCGGTGGGACTATTGGGACGTGCGGAGCGTATTGGTATATGACGAGAATGACCGGTTTATCTGTCAGGCGGGGGTGCGGAAGCTGCAGCATCCGTTGGTGCGGTTGAGCGATGATCCGCAGACGGTGCGGGAGTTGGCGGCGGAGCTGAAGCAGATCAAGGGAGTGGAGCGGGACGCCCGGCAGGCGGTAGCGGAGACGCAGAAGCGGATCGGGAGTGCGTTGGACGAGGTGTTGGAATTGCCGGCGACGAAGGCGTCGCTGATCCAGGAACAGCGGTTGATACCTGGTCCGGAGAGCGAAGGTGCGGGAGCAGGTGCAGGTGCAGAGGCGGAGAGCGGGGTATCGAAGGTGAAGTTAAGCAAAGAAGTAATCGAAGAATTACGCCGAATGGGCTTAAGATAAGGAGATAGCGATGAAAGAATTAGTAATGAGCAGAACGGGCAACGTGATCAAGGCGGAGGAGGATCTGAAGCTGATCCTGAGCCGTAATCCTACCGAGATGGTGGGGTTGAGTTTGATCTACGGAGCGCCGGGATTGGGCAAGACGCGGTACGTGTGGCGGACGGCGGTGCAGAACGGATATTTGTATATGCGTTTGGATGCGGCGATGACGCAGAAGGCGTTTTTGAAGGAATTGCACCGGCTTTTGAGCTATAAGTATCAGGTATTACCACCGGTGGGGAGCAATCACCGGATATTCATGGATATCATCAGCGTGTTGCATGATGCGCCGGATTTGGTGATCTTCATTGACGAGATCGATTATGCGTTCCGGCGACGGGACATATTGGGAGCGATCCGGGACATGGTGGACAAGACGACGGTGACGATCATCCTGGTGGGAATGCAGGACGCGTATCACAGTTTACTGGCAGCTAATGCGCACTATTTTGACCGGTGTCTGCGGTTCACACATTTCAAGCCGTTGACGGCGGAAGACGTGGCGATCGTGGTTCAGGAGGTGAGCGAGGTGGCGATGGACAAGGATTTGATCCAATTCATCCAGAAGGACAGTAACGGGACGCTGCGCAACGTGATCAAGTGGATCTCGCTGATCGAGAGCATTTGTCAGAAGCACAAGATCCAAAGTGCGAGTTTGAAGGTACTGGAGCGGCTCAATGCGGACAAAAGCTGATATGGTGCGGGATTACGTGTATATGCAGAGTGGCATATTCACAGCGAGACAGGTGGTGGCGGATACTGGGGTGTGCATAGCGACAGTGCAGTGCATCCTGGAGCGGTTGCATATAGATGGCAAAGTAAAGGTGGTCAAGCGAGAAGGGCAGCGTTACATCTATGTGCGGTGCCAACCGTCCGGGAAGAAAGAAGCGGATGAGGGCAAGGACGTGACGGAGAAGTTGCTCAGCCGGATGAAGAAAGGGGTGTGGTACAGCAGCAAGACGCTGCGGCGAGAGACGCGGGTAAGGATCAGCTTCCAGCAGTTGTGCGCATTGGCGGAAGAGGGCAGGATCATGCACCGGTATGGAGATTACAGTCGAAGCAATTATTGGATGCGGGGGTAAGGATGGCGCGGGAAGAATTTACTAAGCAAGCGAGTTTGCTGTGGCATTACGTGCGGATGGCGGATTGGGACAAGCAGGCAGGGAGTAAGCCGTGTTCGAGGTTTGAGGCGTATCTGCTGAAGACATTCGCGGTGACGCATGCGAACTGCCTGGATCAGGAGCAGATGCGGGCGGCGATCGCGACGATGAAGCGGTATGCGGACAAGGCGGCGCATGACAAGAAGAAGCGGCTGAGGCAGACGGTAATGGCGACGGTGGCGCGAGCGGGTAAGGATGTGGACTGGTTGCATGACCAGATGGAGGCGTGGGGTTATGGGCGGAGCTTGCGTGAGCTGGGTTACCAGGATACGGTGAAGGTGCTGCATACGGTGCAGGGGCTGTTTAGTTCCCGCGGGACACGCAGATAAAAGCGCGGATAGCGCAGAAGGAATAAACCACGGAAAACACGGATAAGCACGGAAAGGTGCGAAATGGAAATGGAAAAGAGACAAGACGATAAACCAATAAAGGAGAACAAGATGGACGACAAGAAAAAGAAAAGTAAGCGGATCAACCTGAAGAAGTTGATCCCGGGACCGAACGGCGAGACCTATCTGGCGGACGTGCTGGATAGCACGATTGTGAAGCGTGACATGCTGGTGCGCCGGCTGATCACAAGAGCGGAGAAGCTGAGCGAGCTGGTGCAGAAGTATGCGCATGATGTGGCGCGTGACGTGGAAGATTATCTGGCAGGCAAAGCTGGCGAATATGGCGAGGAATGGGTAGGTAACACGATCCTGCGGACGCTGGACGGGACGATGCAAGTGGAAGTGGATATCCAGCAGCAGAAGTCGTATGATGAGCGGTTGGCGATCGCGGCGGAGAAGATCCGGCGTTGGATCGACAGTAAACTGGAGAACGTGGATGAACCAGGGGTGCGGGAAGCGCTGATCCAGGTGAGCAGTATTGCCAAGGCAGCGTTGCGAGTGGATCAACAGGGCAAAGTGGATCAGAAGAAGCTGAATATGCTGAAGAAATTTGAATTTGCGAATGCGCCGGAATGGGTGGATGCGATCCGACTGCTGAACGAGAGCGAGCAGATCACGGGGAAGAAGCGTTATATCCGGTTTAAGAAAGCGGGCGCCAATGGTAAATTGGAAGGGATCCCGGTGAACTTTTACGAGTTTTAGGAGGAAACGATGAATGACGCAATTACCATGGGATACCTATTGGTGGGAGCGCTGGTGATCAGCGTGGTCGCAATGGTGGGCGTGCTGGGGTTCTGGCACGAGAAGCGGTATTACCGGGCGCTATATCGCAGTGCGATGCAGGACAGGTGCCGGTATAAACATGCGCTGCTGAAGAACGCGGAGCGGATAGCCGGGCTGAAGCGTCAGGTGAGCGATCTGGAATTTGTAAGGGATAAGATGGACAGCGACCTGGTTGTGTGCGGGGAACACATGAAATTCATGCAGGAGACGATCGATGACCTGGAGAAGCTGGTGCAGATGAAGGACGAGGAGCTGAATGCATTAACCACGGAAGACACGGAAAAGAACGGAAGGGTGGTTCCCGCAGATAGCGCAGATAAAGTCGCAGATCCCGGAGATGGGGCGCTGAGGGAAAGCGCCCCTACGGAGATGGCTTTGCCGATAGGGAGGACGCTTGCGGAGGAGACATTGCGGCTGTGCCTGGAGGGAAAGGTGCGGGATCTGGAGCGGGTGGTAGCGGTGAATGAGAACCTGCGGAAGGAGAATGACATTCTTCTGAAGCGGGTGTCAGGTGAGACGAAAGCGAGCTGGCAGTATGCGCGGGATCTGGAATTGAGCTGGGAAGAGCGGGATAAACTGCGGGAGGAATTGCGTCTGGCGCAAACTGAGATCAGCAAGCTGCGGAGTGACTTGGAACGGATACAGGTGGAGATGGACAAGCCATATATCGAGGTGTTGTCGGATCGGTTGGAGGTCAGGGCGCCGGTATTGGAAGAGGATAATGAACTGAGAGAGCAGTTTCCGGAGGGGGTGTTTCCCGCAGATCCCGCAGGGGTGGGACAAGCGGTGCTTGTGCAACAGACCGGCGGTGATGGGGCGGTTGGGATGGCAGAGGCGCCCTTTTGAGAGGTGCATGATGGATAGAGAATACACTACTCCACTGGGTATCCGGATGCGGATCACGCGGTGTATGCTGTGTCCGGATTATAAACCGGAGTATGCACGGGATCTGGTCCGGGCTCCGAATGGGAAGAGTGAGTGGAGAAGCCGGCTGACCCGGATCACGTGTAGAGCCGGGGGAGTGATCAAGGTGATCACGGCATCGACAACGATCGATGCGCTGTGTCCGTTGCCAGTGTGGGATGGAGAGGTTCCCGCGGATAGCGCGGATAAAACCGCAGATAACGCAAACAAAAATAAGGAGATAAAGAATGAAAGCAATGATTAAGTGTCCTGGTTGCACCTGGACGGCGATAGCGGAAGAGATCTACGTGGAGTGGATGGAGAGCCGGTATGATGCGACCAAGGCAGCCGCAAAGGATATGAGCGACCTGGTGGAGCAACTGATGGAAGAAAAGGCACTGGCGGAAATTGCAGATGGGCAAAAGTAAGATTCAGGAGCAGGTGGGCTGTGAGGTGCAATTGTGCCAGGCAGCCCACTGTGACCAGGAGAGGAAGCGAACATGCGCATTGAGAAGAGAATACTTAAGCGAAGCGGCAAAACTGCGGGAGCGGTATGCCGAGGCGCAAAGCGAAATAACGAGGAATATCTGGCGGAAGCGAATGGAGCGGATGGGGATATGGGACGCGAACATCGAGAAAAGCGTAACCGACTGATCAAGCGGGAAGTTCAGAACCTGGTCGAGGAAGGGCTGACCTTTAAGGAAGCGCGGTATGTGGTGGCGGAGAAGTATTTTTTGAGTGCGGAACAGGTGAAGCGGATCTATTATGATACCAGGGATGATGTGGTTCCCGCAGATCGGTGCGGATAAAAGCGGAGATGACGCAGATGGGGATTAACCACGGAAGGCACGGAAAGGCACGGAAAAGGGAAAAGAACTGGATCCCAGCCTGCGCTGGGATGACGGGACGGATAATGAGGACGAGATGACGGATCGGGAACTGTGGCAGAAAGCGGCGGAACTGATCGGGGTGGAGTCACTTCAGAAGCGGTTCCGCCGGTGGATTTTGATGGTGATTAAGAGGGGATTAACCACGGAAGGCACGGAAGGGCACGGAAAAGACGGAAGGGACGGACAAGCGGTGCATGCGCAACAGATCGATGGTGGCGGTGATAAGGGCGCGGTGGAATGCGCCCCTACGGTGGCAGATGCGGTTATCCGGGATCTTAACACGGTGGCGGGGCGGGGCTACCGGGTGACGCGGCAGGTGGTGGTGATGATCCGGGCATTGATGATCGAGGGGTATATCCTGGAAGATTTTAAGCGGGTGCATGAGGTGAAGGCGGCGCAGTGGCTGACGGATGAAAAGATGGCGCCGTATCTGAGACCGAGCACGCTATACCGGAAGAGTCATTTTGATGAGTATTTAGCGGAGTGGGATGAGTTTGAGCGGAAGAGACAGGAGAGGGCGAGTAAGGGTTCGCGCAGATCGGCGCAGATGGAATCGCAGATTGATACGGAGAAAGAGGATCCGAAGGTGAAGGATCGGGAATTGATGGGAAGAGAGTGGTGGGAGTTTGAGAAATGGGAGGATTTTGTGAGGTGGACGAGTCAACTGAGCAGTGCAGAGGCGCTGGCGCGGTATGAGATGCCGGATTGGATCAGAAAGTTGCGGGAGGCGGAAGGATCGCTGATGAAGGTGGCGACGGGACGGGTGCCGGCGTGGGTGGAGAAGGAATATCAGAAGGCGAAGCGAGAGCGGAAAGCCCCGGGATGAACGGGGCTTTTGTTTTAACCACGGAAGGCACGGAAAAGAATTGAGAATTGAGAATTGAGAATGGAGAATTGAGAATGGGGGCTGGGGCGCTGAGGGAAAGCGCCCCTACGATGGGGATGAAGGTGCATAATGACAATAAAAGTGAGGGAGAGAGGGGGATGGTGTTATGATGGAGAGGTGAGGTTCGTATGAATTGGAAGTTTTGGAAGACGAGGGCAAGGGGCGTAAGTGCGGAAGCGCTGACGGAGGCGCGTATAACAGCGGTTTTGAAGGACATGGCTTTGCCGCGGTATGCGTGGGTGACGGTATTGGATCGGATCACGCCGGCTGAGATCATTAGTGCGTTGTATGAATACAGGCATAACGGCAAGTATCAGGAGTTGAGCGAGTTATTTGATTTGTTCATCGATGCGGACGATAATCTGCAGTATCTGGTGGATGTGCGGAAAGAGGCGATCAAGCGGGCGTTGTGGAGTTTTGGCGAGAAAATGCCGAAGGCGAAACAGGAATTTTATGACGGGCTTATAACGCGTTATCTGCCGGGGTGGATCGATGTGTTCCTGGAGCAGAAGTTGTATGGCTGGCATTTTGTGCAGATATTGTGGGCATTGGAAGAGGGAAAGTATGTGCCGGCAGGGTTGCGGGAGTATCACGGGCTGGATCTGCGGAAGGTGGATAATGAGATCGTGATGTATCACAAGGATAAGCCGTATGAGCTGGAAGAGATGCGGTTCGTGCGGTATCTGTACCGGCGTCCGAAGTTGCACAGTATTCTGAAGTATTATGTATTCTATTCGTTTGCGATCAATAACTGGGCGCAATTTACAGAGACATACGGCAAACCGCAACGAGTGGGCAAGTATGAGCCGACGGCAACGGCGCAGGAGATCACCTGGCTGAAGCAGGCGGTGACGGCGTTGGGCACGGATCAGGCGGCGGTGGTGAGCAAGAATACGGAGATCGACTTTAAGGACTTTGCGGGTAAAAGCGAGAGTCGGGATCTGTATAAGGTGCTGTGTGAGTTTGTGAGCAGCCGGGTGACGAAGGTGATCTTAGGTCAGACGATGACGACGGAAGCGGCGAAGTATGGGACGCAGACGCTGGGCGAGGTGCAGGCGGAGGTAAAGGAAGACATCCTGAACGCGGATCTGGCGGACTTGCGGGTGTTTGTGAACGAGATCCTGGATCGGGTGGACAAAATCAACTTCGGCGGTGGCGGAGTGAAGGTGTGGTTTGAGGCGGCGAAGCCGGTGGATCTGGAAAAGCGGATCATGATCGATGAGAAGCTGGTGCGTTTGGGCGTGCCGGTGACGGTGGATCATTTTTATGATACGTATGGAGTGGATCGACCGCAGAAGGGACAGGCGGTGGTGGAAGTGGGGTTAACCACGGAAAACACCGAAGGGCACGGAAGGGAATTGAGAATTGATAGTGGAGAATTGAGAATGGAGGCTGGGGCGCAGAGGGAAAGCGCCCCTACGAATGGACAAGCTGCGCATATACAACAGACCTGCGGTGCTGGGGCATCCTGCTCTACGGCGGTGAATGCGGGCGTGAGTGAAATGGACAGAAGTTTGGCACGGATGCAGGAGGAGATCAGGGCATTGCCGGAGCTTGTGGATCTGGAGGGGTATATTCCCAGGGAGTTTATAGCGGAGTATGGTCAGGCGTTGGGCAAGGCAGCGGTGCTGGAGTATGTGGCGAACCGGAAGCGGGGAGGCAGGACGGCGAATCAGGGCTTACCGGCAATAGAATTTGAGTTTGACGAGGAGAGCGTGCGGACGATTGCGGCGCTGCGGAATCAGGCGATGATCATCAGCGGGGTGCGGACGCGAACGGCGATGGAAGCGCTGAAGGCGGAGGCGGTGGCGGTAGTGCAGAATGGCGGAAGCTTTGCGGACTTTATCGAGCGGGCGGAACTGGCGGGCTATGCACCGGCGAATCCGTATCATCTGCGGACTGAATTTGACAATGCCAGGACGGCAGCGGCGCAGTGCGGGAGATGGCAGCAACGGATGGCGGATAAGGCGCTATTTCCGTATTTGAAGTATGTGACGATGCGTGACGAGCTGGTGCGGGATGAGCACCGGATCATGGACGGGATCGTGCGGGCAGTGGATGATCCATTCTGGGATATGAATTACCCACCGAATGGCTGGAACTGCCGGTGTGATGCGGAACAACTGACGGCGGGCGAAGGCGAGAAAGATCCGGGGCTGAAGCGCGAAGATCCGGGCGTGGAGCATGACGTTTCGTTTCGGGGGAACGTGGGGAAGAATGGCAAGATCCCGGGTGGAGCGGAAGCGGATTATGAGCGGTATGCTGACCGGGGAGAGGGAGATGTTCCCGCAGATAACGCGGATAAAAACGCAGATAGCGCAGATGGGGGATTAACCACGGAAAACACGGAAAAGCACGGAAGGGAATTGAGAATTGAGAATGGAGAATTGGATGGTAAGGTTGAGGTGGTGAAGGACGTGCTGAATTATCCGGTACTGGTGGAAAAGGATAAGCGCCGGGATGACAAGGGACGTCAGGCGGCGGAAATGTTGCGATCTGCGAGCGAGATCTGGCAAGGGAAGGGTGTAACCTATTACTTGCAGAGAAAGGGGCAAAAAATAGGGGTTTTGAGCGTCTCAGCGGGGAAGGCGAACATGGTGGTGGAATATCCGGTGAGTGAGTACAATGGGCAGGGACGACGCGGGTTCCAGGAATATGGGGTGTAACCACGAATGAGCACGAAAAAAAGCGAATGGACACGAATGGGATTTAACCACGGAAAGCACGGAAAGGCACGGAAGGGAATTGAGAATGGAGAATGGAGAATTGAGAATTAAAAAGGTGTTGAGAGTGTTGAGAGTGTTAAGAGGGTTGAGAAGGTTGAGAGGGATGGTACGGAAAGGGGGGATGTGATGGGTTATAAAGTTCAGACGATAGAGACGGCGAGGCAGTTTTACATCGTGGAGGGTAAGAGTCCGCGGGAGATCGCTGAGGTGATGAAAATACCGGTGCGGTGCGTGTATAACTGGATCAAAAAAGGCGAGTGGGACAAGGATATCCGTGACGGGAGCGGGCTGGCGCTGAGCATGGAGATGGAGCGTCAGTTTGTGGGCGAAATCCGGAAGGCGTTGGACGAGGAGCGGTTGACGGATCCGGCGACGGCAGATGCGCTGTGGAAGATAGCGAAGATGATGGAGAAGATGCGTCCGAAGCGGGTGATGCTGAGTAATGTATTCAGTTTTATGGAGGATGCGGTGAACTACTTTGTGAATAATGAGAATGACGGGGAATGGTTAGAGAAACTGCATAAGCACATACCGCTATTGGCGGACTGGCTGAGGCGGAAGTATGCGGGGGATCAATGAGCCGGGCTGAGGGGATCCGTAACCGGAAGGAATTTGAGGATAGGATCCGGGAACTGACGGCGACGATCCGGGAGCGGGCAGTCGTATTTCCGAATGATACTGCGGATCAGCAACTTGCGCGGATTAAAGAAGCGAAGTGCGATCCGCTATATTTTGCGCGGACTTATTTTCCGCATTACGTGACGGCGGAGTTTGCCGATTTTCATGAGGAGGAGATGCGGAAGGCAGCGGAGGCGCTGGACGGTGATGAGAGTCAGATCATAGCTGAGATCTGGTTTCGCGGGGGCGGGAAGAGTTCGCTTTTGGCGATCATATTGCCGATCTGGGCGGCGGTGACGGGGAAGGTAATGTTTACGATTCACGTGGGCGCTGACCGGGAATTGAGCAAGGAACGGACAGTGGCGATCCGTCTGGAGTATCAGCACAATGCGCGGTTGAGGCATGATTATCCGGAGATAGCGATGGACGAGGGGATCGGCGAGGAGACGGACTTTAACACGCCGACAAACGTGCGATATCGGGCGCAGGGCTACCGGCAGACGATCCGGGGTAAGATGAACGGACCGCACCGGCCACGGCTGATCATTGTGGACGATTTGGAGGGGCATACAGACACGAATCCGCGGATAGCGCGGCAGAAATATGAGTTTGTAACGGAAGAGGCATTTGGAGCGTTTGGCGAGAAGGGCGGGGTGTTGATCTGGTTAGGCAATCTGACGAATAGCCAGAGTGCGTTGAATCAATTTGTGAAGAAATGCGAGCAGGAGCCGGATAATCGATTTGTGCGGGTGCGGGCAGTGCGGGCAGTGGAAGATGGCAAGAGCGCCTGGGAATCGGCGTATCCGCTGAAGAAGCTGGAAGCGATCCAGGCGGTGATTGGGAAGCATGGATTTGACCGGCATTATCTGATGAAGCCGGGGATCGATGGCGATGTATTTAAAGAGGACTGGTTGTTGCAGTATAATCCGCACAATCGGTGGAATCAGGAACTGGCGGGGAAGATCAAGAACGTGGGGATCAACATTGTGCTGCCGAGCTGGGAGGATCTGCAGGTGGCGCGGACGGTGACGTATTGCGATCCGAGCTTGGGCGGGGGCGAGACGAATGACTATAAGGCGATCGTGACGTTGGCGCAGTTTGGCGGGCTGTATTACGTGGTGGATATCTGTCTGCGGCGGATGAGCATTCTGGATATGCTGGATTATATGTATCAGGTGGATAAGCGGTTCCGGACACGGCACTTTATGGAGAGCAACTTTTGGCAGAAGATCATCTGGCAGTTTTTACCGCAGAAGGCGGAGGAATATGAGTATATGCTGCCGGTGAGCGGAGTGGAAAGCCGGCTGAAGAAGGAAGAGCGGATCTTGATGCTGGAGCCGTTGTATCAGTGGGGGCATATCATCAACTGCACAGTGGGTGATGACTGGGAGCAGATGAAAGAGCAACTGGTGGGCTTTCCGCATGCGGAGTACGATGATGGCCCGGATGCGCTGGCGGGAGCGGTGGCGCAGTTCCGGGTGATGAGCCAGGTAGTGGGTTATGAGAGCTTGCAGAGGCGTGGAAATGTGGGGATGTTTTAACCACGGAAGAGGCGGAAGGGGTTTAACCACGGAAGACACGGAAAAGCACGGAAGGGAAAAGAACTGGATCCCAGCCTGCGCTGGGATGACGGTGGCAAGGAAAAGGACATAAGTTTGGCACAAGAGGGAGGAAGTGATGTATATCGAAGTAGATGAGTTGGTTGCAGCGATCGGATTCCAGGCGGCGGCGATGGCAGCGGGGAAGGAAGAAGGCGAGTTTGAGGACGAATGCGAGGCGGTGATCGAGGCGGTGACGGCGGTGATCGATGCGATGATCAGCGGTCGGGTGGATCCGGCATTGGTGGAGGATAATGCGTTATTGAAGCGGGTGTGCCTGCAGATCAGCAAGTATGATCTATTTAACCAGTATGCGCGGGATGAGGTTCCGGAGAGCGTTCGGAAAGACAAGGAAGAGGCGATGAAGATGCTGGCGCAGATACAGGAAGGAAAGATCGACCTGGTGGTGGAAAAGCCGGGGGCGGTGGAGAGTTACTTTGATAGTGCGACACGGCAACTGGGGGAGTATCTGTGATGTTTGGTTCCCGCAGATGGTGCGGATAAAAACGCGGATGGCGCAGATGGGGATTAACCACGGAAGGCACGGAAAGGCACGGAAGGGACTGGATCCCCGTCTGCGCTGGGATGACGGGAGTGAACTGAATGCGTGAGTTATTGATCCTGGTAGGGCGTTTGGCGGTGCGGCAGATTCAGAGACGGGTTCGGGAAGGGCGGGTGACGCCGCGGACGGATAAGAAAGGGACGACTTTGGTGAAGCGGGGGCATCTGCTGCGGAGTATCCGTAACAGCGAGCGGGGTGACAGCGTGATCATTACAGCGGGTGGCCGGGATGTGCCGTATGCGCGGATACATCACGAAGGCGGGGCGATCCGACCGCGGAATGCGCAGTACCTGGCGATCCCGTTGACGCCGGAAGCATCGTTGTATAAACCACGTAATTATCCAGGGGTGACATTTGTAGCGAAGGGCGTGATCTTTGCGAAGAAGGACGGGGGGAAGCCGGTGCCGGTGTATGCCTTGAAGAAAGAGGTAGTGCTGCCGGGGCGGGCATATATGTATCTGGATGAAGGCGACCGGAGCGAGATTGAGACGGCGGTGCGGGACTGGCTGCAAAAGCAAGAAGGAGGCAGGTGATGCTGAAAGAAGTGGGTGAAGCAATCAAGGCGGTATTGGAGACGAAATTTAAGCAGGTGGAGTATTATGAGGGTCAGTTTGAGCGGTTTGACGAGCAAGTGATCAATCCACCGGCGGTGTATATCGATTACGTGAGCGGTGAGGGAACGAAGACCGAGGATCCGTTTGGGACGATGAACTTTATCCTGTTTGTAATGACGAGTAAGCTGGAGCGGAATCCGGGGAATATGCTGGAGATGATCGAGACGGTGATCGGGCTGTTTCAGGATAAGGGTTTGCGGGATGAAAAGGGCGTGTATCTGGGGCGGGGGTATTATGATGGGTATCGGAATAATACGACGTTTCCGGGGCTGATTATTTATGAGGTGGCTTTGAAGGTGGTGAGGTGATTAACCACGGAAGACACGGAGAGGCACGGAAGGGAATTGAGAATGGAGAATGGAGAATTGAGAATGGCGGGTGGGGCGCTGAGGGAAAGCGTCCCTACGATGGGGATGAAGGTGCAAAATGACAATAAATCGGGATGGGTGGAATAAGGTGCGTATAATTGAGACGAGGTTGAAATGAAGAGAAAGATGCGAGCTGGATATGGCGTGAGCCGGGGTGAGGCATTCTCTTGCAGTGCGTTGGCGAATGGTAATTATGAGCTGGCGGTGGCGCTGACAGGGGAATGGCAGAGCCGTGAGATGAAGGTGACGGACAAGGAACTGCAGCAGATGGTGGATAACTTCCTGGCGGAAGGAAGGGATCTGCTGTTTGACTTTGATCATGGCTGTATCGATTGTTTTTCGGCGCAAGGCAGCAGAGCGGCGGGCTGGGGCAAGAGTGTAAGGATCGAGGATGGCAGGATCATAGTGGAGATGGAGCCGACGCCGGCGGGCAAGGAAGCGATTGAGAACAAGGAATATAGATATTTGAGTCCGGTGTATCAATATCGTCGTGCCGACAAAAAGACGGGGAAGGTGATGACGGACTGGCGATTGCATAGCGTGGCGCTGACGAATGTGCCGTTTTTGGATGAACTTCCGGCGATCACGAATGAGGATGATGGATTTCCCGCTGATAGCGGGGATATTAACGCAGATGAAAAGGATGGAAAGAGTAACCATGGAGGTAAAATGGATGAACTGCTGAAACTGCTGGGTGTGACCAGCGAGGACGAGGCAAAGGCGGAAGTGAAGCGCCTGCAGGACGAGAATGCGGGGTTTGTGAAGTTAAACGCTGCGCAGGAGCAGCAGGTGGCGGAACTGAAGGAGAAGATGAACGGGCAGGAAGTGGAGGCAGCGATCGTTGCCGGCAAGCTGGTACCGGCTCAGCGTGAATTGGCTACGGCTTTGATCAATCAGGATCGCAAGCTGTATGAGCAACTGATCAGTAATTCGGCAGCCCTGAATCTGACCAAGGAAGCGCAACTCCCGGCGGGAGAAGGTGGAAATGGCAGTGGGTGTAATGAACTGGACAAGGTGACGAGCTATGCGGAACTGGTAAACAATCCGGCGCTGGCTCGCAAGATGTATGACGAGCGTCCGGAGCGGTTCAGCGAACTGTATGACGCATATATGAAGGGAGGGAAGTGATGCCGACAGGATTTGGACAGAAGCAGTTTCTGGCGAAGGTGATGGAGATCGAGATCGAGAGCAAGAAAGAAGAGATCGACATCCTGGCGACGGTGCATGACCGGAGCGGAGAGTTGAAGGGACAGGAAGACACGTTGGTGATTCCGAAATTTACACCGGGTGTGGTGCTGTCGATGCCGATCACGGGCGGGAGCTTTGCAAACGGCTCGGTGGAAGACACGATCAATCTGGCGATCAGTGATGAGAAGGGATATCCGATCCTGGTAGGCGTGGGCGAGCAATTGGAGACGAACATCAATCTGCGCGACACACGTGCCTGGGGCGGAGTGCAAGCACACAAGACATATCGTAACGGGTTGTTACTGGCTGCAATAGCTGATGCAACAAAAGCCGGGCAGCGGTTGAAGAAGAAGGACAGCACGGACAACAAGCTGACAGATGCGGACTTTTTAGCGGCTGCGACGGCTTTGAACAATGCCAAAGCGCCGTTTGGCGACCGCTATGCTGCGATTGGGGCGAGTGACTATGCCGATGTGGTGAGCATACCGAGCTTCATCAGCCGGGACAAGATGGGCGACAAGGGCGAAGTAATCCCGTTGAATCTGATCGGAATGATCCGCGGCTTCAAAGTGATCCTGGTACCGGACAGTGAGATGCCCGTGCTGAATGCGTCCACTGGAGCGGTGGCTCAGAGCGGAAAGGACTGTGCGATCTTTTACCAGCGATATGCGGTGGCCTATGGGCGGCATGCGTATCAGATGCTGGGACCGGAGATGGACGTGGGCAGTGCGAAAGAGAAGTGGAATCTGTATGCGAAGCAGGGTAAGTGCGCGCAGAACGATGACTATGCCGTAACGGTGCGCGACAACTAACCTGGAGGTGGAAGATGAGTAACAAGAAGTGGATGAACGGGCTGGGGATCATGCTGATCCTGAGCTTGCTGATGGTAATGGTGGTGGCGGTGCTTCCGGTGGAGGCGCGGCGTTTGCCGCAGGATCTGAATGGCAATGTAATGCAGTTTGGCAGCCAGTTCAGTTGTCTGACGGTGACTGCGAGTGCGGACACGGTGTGGAAGAAAGTGGAGATCCCGGCGGGCACGTATGAGATATTGATGCGTGGCACCGGCGGGGCGCTTAAGGTTGCAGCGGACAGCGTTTATGCGACGATAAAATACGAATATGAACTGAAGGATACCCTGGGAGTGGTGGTGTTGCCGTGTCTGAGCATGACGCGATTTTACATACGACGAGCAGCAGCCGGTACAGCAGCCGGGGCATATCTGATATTAAGGCGGTTCTGATGGGACGGCTGATGATCATATTATTCATCGGGCTCCTGGTGGTGGCGCCGGTAGTGATGCCGGCGTCCACCGAGAAGGGAGGTAACTGGATGGACTGGCTGAAGCCGGTAGGGGTGATATTGCTGTTGCCGGTGGTCAAGCGGTTATTCCAATGGCTGGGGATGGAGATCGGTGACAGTCAGATCGAGGCATTATTGGTGCGAATCATCGAATGGATAGTTGCAGCAGAGAAGAAGCACGGCAATATCAGTGGCGAGGAGCGGAAGAAAATCGTAACCAATACGGTGGTGGCGATGTTGAGCCGGCGTGAAGTGAATGCGTTGGTGAAGAAATACGGCAGTATCGAGACCGCGGTACAAGCGGCCTACGAGATCAGCAGTATCGCCCAGCGAAGCAACGCCATTGGCTTTGTGGTGAAGAACAAGAATGAAGGAGGCAAGTGATGGCAGTCAAGAAGTTTGACAGCATCTTTTACCGGGCGGCAGCGACGCCGGTAAGCAGCGTAACGAAGACGGGTGGCGGAGCGACGCTGGCAATCACGAACTGGGCGAAGCTGGTGGGTATTCCGACCAAAGAAGGCGTAAAAATCGGGATCGAACCTGATGGTCAGACGGAATTGGGCGGTGGACAGACCTATACCGGCAGTGAAAAGGGCATGGCGGAGATCCAGGCGATCGGGTTCAGTGCAGCCAATTATGCAACGTTGCGCAGCGCATTTCTGAACGTGAAAGTGGATCTGCTGTTTATTGACAGCGAGCAGGATAGCGTTGGGCTGGCGGTGTGGAACACGATTGTGTATCCGGCGGCGGACTTTACGAGCGGCGAACAACCAGCGCTGAAGATCGGCGGCGAATGCAAGCGTGGGACGGGGGCAGCGAATACACCGTTTACGCATGTAACCGTAAGTGTGTGATGATTATCCAGGTGCAACTGAACAGAGAACGGGGGCGGGCAGAGATGTCCGTTCCCGGACATTAACCGCGGAAAAACCGAAAAGCACGGGCGGGGATAGAATGCGGATGAGACGGATAAAGGATGGACAAGCGG